TTTCTCAATCTGAAATTCTAGCGAGTTGCCATTTTCAGCTTGTTCTTGAGTTGATACTCTAACATAAATTGCTACTTTTTTCATTTTTTCCTTTCAAAACAAGCCCTAAGTTAAGGGCTTGTTATTTTACCTATTATTTTACCTATTATTTTAAAATGAATATCCAATGGCAAATTGACCGTTATTACCGGATATTTTTCGTTGAGTGGAACCAACTTAATATTATATTCATTATAAAATATCTTTCTTATCAATATATCTTTCTCGTATTCCACTAAATAAATATCACCAATTTTAAAATCATAACCAAAAGTTACCATTAGACGTTCATCGCTTTTATATAAAGGTTCCATTGAATGGTCGACCATAGTTGCCACGATGTCGTAATTATCATTCTGATAAGAAGCTTCTAGAAGCATATCAGAATATTGTAATAACGATTGTCGTCCTTTTTCTTCTAAATTATCGTAATTACTGATTATGCCACCAATTATTGTGTCGTTGGGATATTTTTTATTCAAATAATCGACATCTAACGCTATTTTGTCGGATTGATTAACCATATCAAAGTGTTTTAAAAGTTCCGATTTTGTTAACACCAAATCTTTCGGAACATCGAAACCACTTAACCACGCTTCTGAAACTTTTAAAGTTTTAGCAAGCAATCTAATTTTTTCTTTGTTTGGTTCATTGCGTCCTGTAATGTAATGAGATAGGTTAACTTTATTTAAACTTATATTCAATTCTTTTTGATAGCGTTCAGATTGTCGCAAGATGTCGACCGGTCGTAAATTTCTTTCAGCCATTATTTCCTTGAGTCTATCTTTAGCAGTTGAAACTTTCATGTCGTTACCTCCTTGATTTTATTATAATATATAGAAGAAAAAAAGTAAATAAAAAAGTTAAAAAATGTTAACAAAAACTATTGACTTTTTTAAAAGTTAATAGTATAATTAAATTACAAAGTTAAGAAATGTTAACTTTTAAAATTAAAAGAAAGGAGAAATAATATATGACACCACGCAATAAATATGCGAAATTACAAAAACGTATAACCGATGTTTGTAAAGCAAATATAAACTTTGCAATCTTAATGGATATGTCAAACGTAACATTAGTCAAGAAATTAAAGGACGACGGGGTTTGGACTACAGAAGAAATAAGCAAGGCTTGTAAGATTTTACAAATACCAACATCGGAAATAACATCATATTTTTTTTAAAGTATAAGTTAACAAATGTTAACGAAAGGAGCAGAAAGAATGGTAAAAGAAAAATTAAAAACATTATTTAATGAATATCGAGAAATAAGCAACAATTTAGCAAACGTTGAATTAAGAGAAGCTGATTTAAGATACGAAAAAAAAGATATAAAAGAAGTTGGCAATAAAGCCGATGAATTAAATAAGCAACTTGATAATAAATATAATGAAATTATGGAATTCATTGAGGAGATGGTTTAATGAAAGTTTCGATTGAAACAAATTTACCGATTTCTGATATAGCATTAAAAAATTTAGAAAAGTTTTTTATAAAATATTTTAACAAGGAGAACGTAAATGAAAAAGATACGAAAAGACAAACTGAACGTTATTTATTGGACGGTACTTGTTGTTAGTGCTTGCTTCTTAATGTTAACTAACATCGATTGGCAATTAATAGGAGGAATAGCAACGGGAATAATAGCAATAGTTCAATTTTTATTCGATAAAGAATTTACTAAAAAATATTTTGAATAAGGAGAAAAAATGCAACATTACGACTATATAGAAAGAATTAACGAATGGGCTAAGGATAGAGGGATATTTGAATTCGGTTCTGTTGAAGCCCAACTTGAAAAATCAAGAGAAGAGAACGCCGAATTAACAAAAGCGATAACTAAATATGAAAAAGGCAATAAAGAAGCTATCGAAGAAATTAAAGACGCAATAGGTGATGTTTATGTGACGTTAGTTGTTGCTACAAGTTTAGCAGGTTTAAGAACTTACTTGATTTTTAGAAACTATAAACCGGAATATATAAAAATGCCGGTGGGGTGGAAATACTTTACAAGAGAATCAAGAACATTTGATAACTATGCTTATAACTGCTTTACTAACGAAGAAACAACGGTTGAAGACATTAGAGATATGATTTACTTTTACATTAGATTTTTAAATAATGTAGCAAATTTCTATAATCTAAAATTAACAGACTGCATAGAATTTGCTTATAACACAATCTCGAAACGTAAAGGAAAAATGATTGACGGAAGTTTTGTAAAGGAGAAATAAAAATGAAAATAGAAATAGACAAACAAATTTTAAAATTATTAAAACTAGACCAAGTTAAAGAACGCGACGAAAAAATGGAAAGTAATATTATTAACTTTCTTATACTTAACGGAATAGAAGCAACGCACGGCGGTGAAAGTGAAGAATTTGACGAAACACTTTCATTATTAAAATTAAAATACGTGGCGATTTTCCTTAAAGATATATCTAATATATTTAACGGTTCGTTAGATGATTAAATTATTACCACATCAAGAACGTGCTATCAAAGAAGCTAACAATCGTAATAAAATAGGTTATTACTTAGACATGGGGCTTGGCAAAACGTTTGTCGGTAGTGAACAAGCTAAAATATATGGCAATGATGTAATACTAGTTATTTGCCAAAATTCAAAAGTTAGCGATTGGTCGGAACATTACGAAAAATTTTACGATTACGAAGTTTTTCCAATCACTAGCACTAAGCAACTTAACAACTTTGTAAATTATAGCAGTAAAAAAGTAGGTGTTATTAATTACGAAAAAACTTATCGTGACAACTACAAAAGCTTACTAACGCTTAAAGACTTTACATTAATAATCGATGAGAGTTCAGTTTTAGGAAACCCAAAAACCAATATTTGTAAATTTGTTAAGAAGTTAAATTTTAAAAACTTATTGCTATTATCCGGAACGCCAACAAGTGCAAAATATGAGAAACTTTGGTTTCAGTTAAATTTGTTGGGTTGGGATATCAAAGAAAATAGATTTTGCGACCAATTTTTAAACAGAACTTTAATTAAACGTTTTGGGCGTCGATTTTATCAAATCAACAAGAAAGACCCTTATAAAAACGTTAATCGTTTAAAAAGAAAAATGCGACAATATGGTTGCGTGTTTATGAAGACAGAAGAAGTATTCGACCTACCGGAACAGAATTTCATCGAGATAAAAGTTGATAACGATAAAAATTACAAAGAGTTTGAAGAACATTGCGTCGTTAAATTTAAAGACGTTAAGTTTGTAGGGGATACAGTGTTAGTTTATAGGTTAGGGCTTCGACAATTGGCGAGTGTTTACAATAAGAATAAACAACAAGCTTTAAAAGACTTAATAAACTCAACTGAAGGTAGATTAATAATATTCTACAACTTTGTTAAAGAAATGGAAGCTATTAAGGAATGTATTCCAAAAGATAGACCAATCTCATATGTTAACGGCGACTTAGTAGACAAGACTAATTATGAATTGTACGACAACTCAATTACATTAATGCAGTATCAATCGGGTGCAAAAGGTCACAATATGCAAATGGCAAACCATTTAATATTTTACTCACCTACTGAAAAATGCGAAGACTATATGCAAAGTATCAAAAGAATACATCGTATAGGACAAGAAAAACCGTGCTTTTATTACAAGTTGATAGTCAAAGATAGTATAGAAGAATTAATTTTTAACATATTAGAAAAAGGAGAAGATTATACAAATGAGTTATTCAATGCAAGAATTCAACCAAAAACATTTGGTGCTATTTCAAAACTTAAAAGAAATAGAACAAGAGAAAAAGAAACTAGAAACGACATCGAAAAAATTTAAAGAGGAATTGTTAAACGCAATGTTAGAACACGGCGTTAAATCAATCGACAATGATTTTGTTAAAGTAACAGTTACTAAAGCTAGTGAAAGTGTTAGTGTAGATCTAAAAGAACTACAAAAGAAAGAACCACGCTTATATGGTGAATTATTGGAAGACTATCCAAAAGTAACTAAACGAGCTGAAAGTATTAGGGTTACGGTGAAATAATGAAAGAAAAGGCATTTGAAAACAAGATTAAAGCATACTTAAAAAGTAAAGGCTGTTTTGTACTTAAATACAACCCCGAGTTTTTCGGACAAGCCGGAACACCAGACCTTTTAATTTGTTGTAATGGTTACTTCTTAGGTATAGAAGTTAAACAGGAGCGAGGGAAACCAAGCAAACTACAACTTGAAAAGATAGAACAGATTAAGAACGCCGGCGGTATAAGTTTTGTACTTAAACCGAGTGGGTTCGAAGATTTTAAAACATTAGTTGAGGAGTTAATGAATGAAAGTAGCAAGCGTAAAAATAAAATGTAATCACGGTGAATTAACCGCTAAGGAATATTATTTCCATACAAGTATGCATAACCTTAATAAAGGTGATGTCGTGACCGTATTCGGTCAGTATGGTTTGCAATTAGCAGTTTTTGAGAAATATGTAGAACCGGACTTTTTTCCAAAATGTTTCGTGATTGATAAAATCAGCGGTAAAAACATCGTTGAAAAAATCGCTGAACAGAAATCGCTATTATTACACGATTTAGATGAACAAAGGAAGAAAATTCTTGCGTTATAGTCATTCAAGGGTTGAAACTTTTGAAAGGTGTAAATTAGCATTTCAGTTCAAATATATCTTCGGGATAGAATTAATAAAGAATTTAGACGCCGACAACCCTCTATTACTCGGAAGCGGTATGCACCACGCCATTGAGGGTAACAACGATTATTTAGAGGAATTCCCAATAATCAAAGATACTCATATTAACGAAGAAATTAAAATAGACTTACAATCTAAACGTGTTAGAACTGCGTTAAATGGTTATGATTGTGAATTTGAGGTCGAACTAAAAACTGATGAGTTTTTAGGATATATCGATTTAGTTCAATACGATGGCGACGAAGTTAATTTATATGATTTTAAATATTCCAACAACGAAGATTATTATTTACAATCACGACAACTACATATTTACAAATATTATTACGAAAAACTATACAATAAAAAAGTTAACAAGTTAGGTTATATATTTATACCGAAAACTTTTATAAGACAAAAAAACAAAGAAGATTTATTCAACTTTAGAAAACGTATCGTCGAGACAATCGAACGACCTTATATAAAGTACGTTGATTACGACCATAATAAAGTTGTTGAATTTTTCAAAATTATTAAAAAAATAGAAAACACAAATTTTAACGGTATGTTCACGTATTGCAAAAATAAATATTGTGACTACTGTCGAAACTTAGAAAAAGGAGAAAATTATATGTTTGAATTACCAAAGAATGAAAAGAGAGAACGAGTGATAGATACTAAGCCAGATTTATGGATATACGCTGATAGTTATGTCGGGAAATCAACTTTTGTTGATAAATTTGAAGACCTATTATTTATTAATACCGACGGAAATATAGACAATACTGAAAGCCCGTTTGTGTTAATTAGAAACGAGAAAAAACAAGAAGGGCGCTTGATTAAAACTAAATTCGGTTGGGAATCATTCCTAGAAGTAATTGATAGTTTAGAAACGCAAGAGAATACCTTTAAAACAATAGCAATTGACCTAGTAGAAGATCTAAGAGATTTATGTAGACTTTACATTTTCGATAAATACAATTGGGAACATGAATCTGACGGCGGTTTTGGTAAGGGTTGGCAAATGGTAAGCAGTGAATTTAACACAGCCATGAAGCGATTAAAGAGCTTAGGTTATCAAATAGTTTATATTTCAAAAGAGAAACGTGAAGAAGTTAAATTGAGAAACGGAAACACTAGAACAATTTTTACACCTAACATCGACGACAAGACAGCTAACGTATTAAGTGGAACTGTAGACTTAACTGTTAGAGCGTTTATCGACGAAGAAGGTAAACGTAAACTACAACTGAAGAAAATAAATAACGCCTTTGGTGGAGGTAGATTTAACTTTAAACGAGATGTAATCGACCTAGATATGAATGAGTTTAAAGAAGCACTTATTGAAGCACAAGACGGGGTTAAGAGTAAGGAAGAAGTTAAGAAAGTTAAGGAAATCACACCGCCAGACACTTCAATTCCGGATACTGTAGAAGAAGCGGTTGAAGAAAAACCAAAACGAAGACGTAAAGTTAAAACTGTTGATGTTATGAAAGATGAAGACGGCAACGAAATAGTTAACCCGTTCACTGAAGAAGTAGAGTTAGAAAAAACAGAAACAAAAACTAGAAGACGTAGAGGAGAATAATAAAGATGATAGATTTTAGTAAATACGACAAACAAACAGACTTAGAAGGATTAAAAGAAGATACTCAGAAAGCAATCGAAAACGGCGGAGAATTTGAAGAGGTGCCGACGGGGACTTATGAGGTGGCAATATCAGAACTTGAACTTACTATGAGTAAAAGCGATAAACCGATGGTTAAAATTTGGTACACAATTTTAGACGGTGAATTTGAGAACAATAAAATTTTCCAATACCAACTCGTTGATACCGGACAAAAACTAGCAATCATTAAACCGTTACTTGAAAAATTAACTGAAGGAGAGATTGAAGTAACATTTGAATCATACTCACAATACGCAAACTTAATTAATGAAATCAAAGATTTTGTTGAAGATAACTCACTAGAATATTCACTTGAATATAGCGAGAATAAAAAAGGCTTCAAAACTTATAAAATTCTAGAGGTATTCGAGGGTTAATCGCCCTCGACCTCTGCGGAGGTAAACAATGATATTTTATTACATTAAAAACGGTAATATTAACATTGCTGATTTTAATACAAAGAAAAATTTAATCATAGATAATAACGATGATTTAGATATGTTTATCAAAAGAAACGAAAAAGAAATATGGATAACGTATGATCAAGCGGAGCATTTAAAGAGTGTAGTTACAGTTTACGATTGTAAAGATGAATACTCAATTCAGTATAAGATGAATAGTTACAATGTTAAGACGGAGCTTGAAGCGGTGGTAGAAACTTTCTTTGAAAATATAGATACTTACAAATGTAAAATGGCGTTGATTAACGAGTTTAAATTACCTAAATATTTAATAAACTCAAGTATCGCTAGTATTACCGCTTACGCAATAGGTGGCACACCTTGTCATAAAGACGAGTTTGATTTTATAAAACTGGATATATTAAATAAATACTCACACGTTAGAAACTTTTTTGTAAATAATAAAAACTATTCGCAAAAGTACAAAACTATGATAGCAGGCGTTGAACACACTTATGGTTACGGTGGTTGTCACGATATTAAAGCATTTTATCCTACAATGTTAAATAAGTTAGGTTACTTTAATATTAAAAAAATCTCGCGTGCTAAATATATTCATGAACAGAATTTAAAATTAAAAGGTAAACCCGAAAGACTACCTTATAAACTAGCTGATAATAGCATAGTAGGTAATTTTAAGAATAAATTCAGTGACCTTTATAACCCTAGAGCAAGTAATGTTATTTGTGTTAACGGACAATTATTAATTACCTTGTTAATCGAAATGTTAGAACCTCACATAAAACTAATTCAAACTAATACTGACGGGATAATTATTGAATATGATGACTTCGACACTATAGACCGAATTTGTGAGAAATGGGAAGATTTAACAGGTTATAATTTAACGTTCACTTGTTACGATAAAATTTATCAAAAAGATGTTAATAATTATTTGCTCGTAGGAGGCAAATTAAAGGCTGTAGGAGAGCTCAAAGAGTGTTCGGAGGGTAAATATACCGAAAGTATAATTAAACGCTCTATGCGTGCTTATTTGACCTCTGGTGAAAAGATAGCTAAAACTATTAATAATTGTAAGGATGAACGTGAATTTCAAATACTAGCGAAGCCGGATTATAGAGTTTTCGCAAATTTGTATGGTCGACCTATAAAGGGTGTATTTTCTTTCGATGTATCTAATCAATTTAAATACTATGATGAAAACTGGTACATAAAAGAAGCGATTAGGAGGGTTAAAAAATATGGAGTCACTTTATAGAGGATACGTCAAGACCGACGGTAAAAAGTCACTTGATAAATTTAAAAACGGTGAAGAACTCCGAACACTCGAAGAAGTAAAGAAACTAAAATCTTATGGTGGCGTACTTAGAGACGATGTGATACTTATTGATATTGACGACGAAGAAAATTCTGAAAAACTGATGAACCTTGTTGAAGAAAAGCAACTAAATTGTAAAGTTTATCAAACTTCAAGAGGAAAGCATTTCGTTTTTAAAAACAAAGGCGTAACAAAAAATTATACTAACGTTAACTTAGCGTTAGGAATTAAGGCTGATATTAAGGTGGGTTTAAATAATTCTTATCAAGTGCTTAAAAAAGACGGTGCTGAACGCTTCGTTGAATGGGATAGTGAAACCTATGATTATTTACCTAAATTCTTACTCCCTATTAAAAGTAATTATGATTTTGGAAAATTACACGAGGGAAGCGGAAGAAACAGCACGCTATTTAAGTATATATTAACGTTACAAAGTTATGATTTCGAGAAAGAGGAAGTTAGGGAAACTATAAGATTAATCAATGAGTTTATACTAGATGAACCTTTATCAGAAAATGAGGTTGATGTGATCTTAAGGGATGACGCTTTTTCAGAAGAAATATTTTACAAAGAAGGCAAATTCAACTATCACAAGTTCTGTAAATTCTTAATTAGCAATCATAATATCAAGCGTATAAACGGTGTTTTACACGTTTATAAAGACGGAATATATGAGTATGGAAATATAGAATTAGAACGTACTATCTCAAAGTATATGCCGAACTTTACAATCGGACAACGTAGAGAAGCGTTAGCAATGTTAGAGTTATTAGTAGAACAAGAGTATCAACTAAGAGATTATAATTATATAGCTTTTAGGAACGGTTTATATAATATTAAAACTGATGAATTTATTAGTTTTACACCCGATATTATTATCACTAATAAAATAAACTGGAATTACAACCCTACAAGTTACGCTAGTTTAACAGATGAAATTTTAAATAACCTAGCTATTAATAACAAAGAAATCAGAATGTTAATTGAGGAAATGATAGGTTACACATTTTACAGACGTAACGAGTTGAGGAAAGCCTTTATTTTAACGGGGCAGAAGCAAAACGGGAAAAGTACATTTCTTAATATTTTAAAAGAGTTATTAGGAGCGAAAAATACTTCAGTACTAGATATAAAGCATTTGAACGATAGATTTTCAACCGTGATGATGGTTAATAAGTTAGCTAATATCGGTGATGATATTTCAAATAAAAAATTATATGATACTGAACAATTTAAAAAAATTGTATCCGGTGAGAAAATCAACGCTGAACAAAAAGGGCGTGATAAATTCGAGTTTACTCCTTACTGTAAGTTGATATATAGTGCTAATAACATACCTAAACTTGGTGACGGAGATGACGCTCCGGCAGTATTAAGTAGGTTAGTAATCGTACCTTTTAAAGCTTACTTTGATAGTAGCAGTCCCGACTACAAACCGTTTATTATTGACGATTTAATAACAGAGGAAAGTATGGAGTACTTAATTAATATCGGTATTGTAGGTTTAAAACGTGTATTGAAGAATAGGAAATTTACAGAAAGCGAATATACTAACAAGGAGTTTGAAGAATATAAGAATGAGGTAGACCCTGTAACCGAATATCTCGAAAACTTAAACGTAGATTTAATAATCGGTGAAAAATCAAGCACTATTTATTCAGAGTACGTTGAATATTGTTTACGAGAAGGTTATGAGAATGTCCCTAACAGAGCGTTCAGTAGAAAAGTTAATAACTTCTTTAATTTAACAACTGTAAATAGAAGAATAGACGGAGTAGTTACAAAAGTGTATTTGAAGAGGTAGTGTTACTATATGTTACTATATGTTACTATATTTTAAAAACATAGTAACACCCTCAAACCCTTGATACGACTAGGTTTTTAGAAGGGGTGTTACTATGTTACTATATTTTACGAAATCTTTATATAGGAAACCATATTTATAATATATATATAATATTAAAGAAATTACTATATATTATATATATATAGTAACATGTGAAAAATATATGAAAACAAATAACAACGGCGTTTGAACGCTCTCAAGGGGTGTTACTATATAGGAGGAACTATGGCGAAAAAAATAAAAAACAACCCTTTCGGACTTTCGAAAGTTGGTCAAAAGAAAATGGTGGCAGAAGAAATTATTAAAAATCATCGCATGGAAGCAAGAGAAAATATGCTAAGAGAATTTACTTTAATATTAGCGTGGGTGCTTAGAGCGAATCACGGGTTCGGTAAGAAACGTATTGAACAAATATTAACTGAAGTGTTCGAGTTAATGAGTGATACAAAAATGAAAGATTATGGTCAAGACTTGTTAAGCGTTGAAGATATCAACCCACAACTGAAAGAAGAGGTCGGGTTAGATGTTTTTGAATTGATTAATGAGTTGGCAACAAAACATTTTAATAGAATAGAAAAAATTAAAGGAGATATAAAAAATGGAATTTAAAAGAATAGAAGAATTAGAAACAACAAAAGACGGAGTTAAAAACTTTATACTAGCTTATAAAAATAACGAGATTATCGACGTTGAACCGCTTAGAGAAAACGAAGAAATCGTTGATATTAAATTAGTACAAGGTAACATGGTTAAAATATTAATATTTGTAGGAGATAAAAAATAATGATTAAAAGAGTAGTAAAATTAGAAACAACAAAAGACATGATAGCAAACGACATTAATGAATTTATTAACAATAGCGACATAGACCAACCAGTATTGGAAGATAATGAACGTGTGATAGGTTATACAGTGATTGAAGACGTTGAAACATGGTATGTATTAGTAAATGTTGGAGAGAAATAATATGTTAAAAGAAACGAAAGATATGTTACAACCTAAAATTTTTGTTATAAGTAAAAGAAAAATCTACAATGTTGATTATATTAGCTTTGATGTTAAAAGTTATGGTGTTACCGAAAAAAACGGTCTTTGTGATGAGTATAATTTTAACGAAGTGTTTTTAATGCTTAACACCGGAATGAAAGACAAAAACGGAAAGTATATTTATGAAGATGATATCGTAAAAGTAAATGGCTCTTGGAATTGTATCATTGAATATAAACAAAGCGCTTTTGTTCTAAAGTCAATAGATGATAGATGGAGCACGGGATATTTCAGTAATTATGATGACATAGAGGAGAAATTAGAGGTCATTGGTAATATTTACGAAAATAAGGAGTTATTAAAATGTTAGGATATATGTTAGAATGGTTAATTTTAATGTTGTTAGTATGGTTAGTATATAAGATTTTCGGAAAAGTTTTTGAAAAGGAAGATATATATTTGTTTACAGCCGTTTGGAGTGTTGCGAATATATGTGTTAGTTTGAATAAACATGGTTAATCTAATAAGTTTAATATTAAAATTATTTGGACATAGTCCGAGTAGAATGTGGCATAAATTCGGAGAAAGGGAATTAATAAAGTTTAAAAAAAGCGTTTGAAGAATTTATAGATGTTTTAGATAAGGAGAAAAAAACAATGATAGAAAGTGAAAAATATATTTTAAATATAACATTTAAAAGCGGTAGAAAATTAGAGTTAGAAGTAACTGAAACAGATTTAGACTGCTTGTTTGATCTTTGTTTTGGGAGAAAAAATGGCAATTTTCTAAATTTTGAAAATGAAATAATTAATATAAACGAGATTGAATATTTTTCTTACAAAGAGATAGAGGAGAATAATCATGAAATGGCATAAAATTTATTTAAGAAAAATGACCGAAGAAGAAAAGGAATTTTATAAAGGAGATTCTGACGAGATATGGGACGGTGATATACCTGAACTTGACAAAGAAGTATTAGTAACTTTTCCTATGTCTTCTGGAATGTTTACTGACGCCTTTATCGATACGTGGGTAGATTTTGATGAAGGAGTAGGGTTTGAAAATACTGATAATGATATTATTTACTGGATGGAGTTACCAGAATATAATGGTGAATTAGACGATTAAGAGGTGTTATGTTAATGCTTAAACTAAAGAAAATCTGTGACCTATTATTTATTAAATATTATAAGGAGACTATGGTAACAATAAGTATTTTAGTGTTAATAGCTTTCGGGATTTTATTATATGATATATATCTTTTGTTTTTGGGGTGTTAGTATGTTAATAAACTATGAAAAATTAAAAATATATCGCTACAGAAAATCTCCGAGTACACATCACTACTGCCATAAATGTGCAGGTGAACTAGAGTACTGCCATTTAGAAGAAGATCTGTTTTGTGTAAAATGTGAAGATTGTAAAACTTATACTTTAGTTGAGGAGAGTAATTGGTATAACGCTCTTAGAAAGGTTGGGGAAAATGAATAGAACGGGAAATGCAAAAAGACAGTATTTAGAAAGAATTAAATATTATGAACGAAGAATAGATTCGTTAGAAAGGCATTTGAAAGCTGAAGAACATAGAAAGACGCGAGTTAAAGCTATAGACTACGCTAAGGAACAAGTTAAAGGCGGTAATCAAAGTAGCTGGGAAGCGTTGATTGATAAAACGGATAAGTATAAACAAGATATCGTCGATACGTCGTTAAAATTGGTTGAGTTAAGAAGCGAAATTTTGGAATTAATAAACGGTGTAGACGACCAACGTTACGCTTTACTTTTAACTCTGCGATATGTTGAGTGCCTTGAGTGGTCGGAGATTGAAAAGATTTTTGATAGAACGAGAAACACAATCGACCAATGGCACACAAACGCACTAGCTAAGATTTGGATACCTAATTTACATTAATATATAACAATATATAACAATATATAACAATATATTAAGTAGTACACATATATATAGTTAGGTGTGCTAAAATGATAGTGTAGAAGTTTTGATAAGTTTCTCCTTTTTTGAAAATTTTTACCGATAATAACTATCAAAACTTCAAAAAATAATTGAACATCAGAAATGATGTTCTTTTTTTTATTAAGGAGTGAAAGAATGCAAATTATTGAATTAAATATCAATGATATTAATCAGTATGAAAACAATACTAAGATACACACAGACGAACAAATTGAACAAATCGTAAAGTCTATTCAACGTTATGGAAATAACGACCCTATCGCTATTGATGAAAATAATACGATAATCGAAGGGCACGGGCGTTATCTTGCTCTTAAAAGGTTAGGGGTTAAAGAAGTTCCGGTTATTAAATTAGAACATTTATCCGAAGAACAAAAGCGTGAATACATTTTAGTTCATAATAAACTTACTATGAATACCGGTTTCGATTTGGATAAATTACAATCAGAATTAGAATCAATTGAGTTTGATATGTCGCAGTTTGACTTTGATATATTTAAAGATGAAAAATGGAGCGACCAGTTCGACGAAGAATACAGAGATAAAGACGGTAATGTCAATACTTTGGAGAAACTGAAAAACAGCCCTAGCGGGACAAAGCTTAAAGATCGTTTTGTTATACCTCCGTTTAGTGTATTAAACACAGAATCGGGAGATTGGCAAACAAGAAAACGCAGTTGGTTAGAGTTAGGGATAAAATCGGAAGTTGGTCGTGAAGAAAATCTTGTCTTCAGTAAAAGTTTACAAACACCGACATTAAACGGTACTAGCGTTTTTGACCCAGTACTTTGTGAAGTTAGTTATAGGTGGTTCTCACCGACTAATGTTGGAGAGGTTAAAATATTAGATTGCTTCGCTGGTGGTAGTGTTCGTGGTGTTGTAGCGGAAAGATTAGGACACAATTACACGGGAGTAGACTTACGAGAAGAACAAGTTCAAAGTAATTACAAGAACGCAGAAGAAATCGGTTGTGATATGAGTAAATTAAATTGGATAACCGGCGATAGTAAAAATATAGACACGCTAGTCGACGGTAAGTTTGATTTAGTTTTCACATGCCCTCCTTATTTTGATTTAGAAGTTTATAGTGATGATGAAAATGATATTTCGAACATGGAGTATGAAGACTTTGAGGAAGTTTACAAAGAAATACTTGTAAAAACTGTAGATAAATTAAAAAATAATAGGTTTGCTATTGTAGTAATAAGCGATGTTAGAGATAAAAAAGGCTTTTATAGAGATTTAGTGGGTCTTACTAAAGAAGCGATGAAGGAAAGCGGAGCGTTATTCTATAACGATATTATCTTAAAAAATGCTAACGCTTCGGGTGCTATTAGAGCGAATGGTATGATGAAGAATAGGAAAGTTGTTCGACTACATCAAAACGTTTTAGTATTCTTCAAAGGTGACCCTAAGAAAATTAAAGAAGATTTTGAGCCTTTAGAAGAAATTGGAGATTTTTTTGAATAAGCCCTTGAACTATTCACGAAGCTTTGGTAAGCTTATCGTGTAAGGAACAAAAGGAGAAACAAGAAAATGACAAAAGAACAAATATTAATCGCAAAAGAGAAAGCAGAACTAGCAAAAATGAATTTTAAACACGGTTTCATCACTTTAGAGGAAGCTAAAAAAACAGTAAAAACTTACATTGATATGGTAAACGTAAAAAGTAAAGAGATAGCAAAAAAATACAACCAAAAACCAAAATTAGTTACAGTAGCTAGTTTTATGAGATAGAGAAACCCTCTATCTTTTTTTTGTTGGGAGGTGATTAAAATCGCTAAAGGTAAGTACCGAGAGTGGTTGGAACAAGATAGCTTATTAATGGTTGAGGGTTGGGCACGGCAAGGTCTTACTGATGAACAAATAGCTAAAAATATGGGAATAAAAAAGACAACCTTTTATGATTGGTTGAAGAAGTTTCCGGATATTCGGGAGTCCTTAAAAAGAGGAAAAGCTCCGGTAGACTTTGAGGTGGAGAACGCACTTTTAAAACGGGCGTTAGGTTTCGAGTACGAAGAAACAGAGACCATCATTGAAGAAGTAGACGGGAAACAGAAAAAACGAATAAAGAAAATTAAAAAAGTAGCACTGCCAGAAACCAGTGCTGCTATTTTTTGGTTGAAAAACAGAAAGCCGGAACAGTGGAGGAACGTCAACCCTACTGTTGAAGCTAAGCTCAAAGCTGAAACTGAAAAACTTCTTAGAGAAGCTGAAAATCTTTCTACACAAATTGAAGGAGATGTCGTATTTATTAATGACATACCGGAGGAGGACTAATGAATAGTTTATATGAAATAACCGGTAAAGGTTATAACCGATACTGGCACAGTAAGAACTTTTATAGAGTTGTCAAAGGTTCTCGCGGTAGTAAAAAATCAAAGACAACAGCATTAAATTTTGTAATACGATTACTTCAGTATCCGTGGTCTAATCTGTTAGTTGTCAGAAGATATTCCAACACAAATAAACAGTCTACATATACTGATTTCAAATGGGCTTGTAACAAACTTAACGTTACACATTTATTTAAATTCAATGAAAGTTTGCCAGAAATAACGGTTAGGAAGACAGGTCAAAAGATATTATTCAGAGGGCTTGATGATGAATTAAAAATAACATCTATTACTGTTGATGTAGGTATTCTTTGCTGGGTTTGGTTCGAAGAAGCATATCAGATAGAAACAGAAGATAAATTTAGTACAGTAGTTGAGAGTATTCGTGGGACTTACGACAGCGAAGACTTTTTCAAACAGATAACAGTCACATTTAACCCGTGGAATGAAAGACACTGGCTTAAACGAGCGTTTTTTGATGAAGATACAAAACGAAGCGACACATTCTCAACAACTACAACCTATAAATGTAATGAATGGTTAGATGAGGTCGACATTAAACGATACGAAGATTTATATATTACCAACCCACGCCGTGCTAGGATAGTATGTGACGGTGATTGGGGTGTTGCTGAAGGTCTTGTTTACGATAATGTTATTGTCGAAGATTTCAATGTTAAAGAACTGCTTAAAACGTGTAAGTTAGCAGTAGGTCTTGACTTTGGTTTTACTCATGATCCGACGGCGTTGATTGTTTTCTTGATTGGTGATAGAGATATTTATATATTTGACGAAGCTTATGAAAAAGGTTTAAGTACTAAAGATATTGCTGAACTAATCAAAGAAAAAGGATATGCTAACAGCGTAATTATTGGTGATAGTGCCGAGAGTAGATTAATAAGCGAATTAAAGAATGAACACAACATTAAACGATTGAGGAAGTCAAGAAAAGGACGTGACAGTATCAACGCCGGTATATCGAAGTTGCAAGGATATACAATTCATGTTTTACCAAAGTGCGAAAATACAATTAACGAGTTGTTCTCTTATTCGTACCAACAAGATAAAGACGGACGTTGGCTTAACAAACCTAAAGACGAAGATAATCATTTAATGGACGCTTTACGTTATGGAATGCAAGTGCTAGAAAGTAGCAAAGCTACAACAATTAAAAGGAGTGATATTTTTGGATAAGATTTATAAATTACCGGTTGACACGGTAATTAATGAAAATCTAGTGACTAAGTTAATTAATAATCATAGTCGACTAGTTGATTTTTATAAAAAAATGGATAAATATTACAACGGTAATCATGATATAACAGCACCGAATAACAGCGAGTATAACAAGAATATCGAAGTAATAAGTAACAGAACTAAATATATTGTAGACATCTACAACGGTTATTTCTTAGGTAGTCCAATAAAACTAAAATGTGACGATGAAAATCTATTGTTAGAGTTAGAGACTACCGACCGAAT